CAAATGGCATTGAATTTTCAACCTTGGTCACTGTCCATACTGTAGGATGTTCTGTTAAAGCACTTACTACAACTCGCATATTTTTAGAATCTTCAGAAGTGTACCAAAACTTCTCTGTAATAGAGTTCATTGGCAACCATATCTTATCCTGATTATCAGTATGTGTAAAATATCGGTCGGTGTAAGTGCCTATAGTATAGGAATTCTGTTGTCTTAAACAACACCACATACGTCTCTTAATGCGCCTATCATTAGATTTTTCAATCCATGTAAGTTCGTAATTTACTGGTAAAATCAGATACTTTGGAAACTGATTTGCAGGTTCATTACGACAGACAATCCACTTATGATAAATTCCTCTATCATCTGGAACGTCCACGAAAAGTCCTATCGGAAATGTTGCCCCATAGCGTTTTCTAAAATCAGTCTCATAATAATAAAGGTCATCACCTTCATTGAATCTTACAGGCTGACTTGGACGAAACATAAGATAGTATTCCACTTGGTCTTTGTCCATTGACTGATAAGATTTGATAATAAACTTTGCATCTATTTTTGTCTTATTGGTATTTTCATAAGTCATACCTTCAGCAAGAGAACGTGTAATTCCATGTTCATCTGTGAAAAAATCGTCATGAAAATAGTCATAGATGTAACAAGTCTTGGAAGCAATACTGTTATCCCAAGTTTCTTCCATCAAAAAGTCAGATTCTTCTTTATAAATTTGACCTAAAGTTTTCGCATTATTTGTTTTGGCGTTAGCGATTCGCCGTGCTGTCTGTAAGCTTGGCATCACCAACACCTCCTTCAAACATCTGCTTAATGTAATTGTGACTATCTAAAATAGCCCTACGGAATGTCATGTAATCAAACTCATCGGATGTAACTTCGTCATAAGCGGCTTGCAAAGTAGCCATTAGTGTGACCATAATTCCATTGTTATTAAATAGAGTCTTTGTTCCACTAAATTTAAACATAACATTGTGGAAAAATATAAGAAAAGCTTCATCATTCTCAAATATTTTTTCTTCTATTTGATTATCCTTATAAAGTAATAACTTATGGACATCGTTGTGCATTGCATGTGCAGCTTCTTTAATTTGCCTTTTAGTGAACGAACCATATATATATTCCATAGTTATTCACCTCGCACATATGAATTATTAATATATCCATGACTTGCAAGTTTTCTACTAAATTCATGCTGTAATGTATCTAATCTACTTTGCATATCTTTATATGGATTCTGCATGTTTTTTTCTTCTTTTGTTCCTAAGACTCTAGCAGTAAATTTTGCAGAGTCAACCTGTGGTTTTAACCATTCAATTGTCATTCCAAGAGTGAACAATCCTATAACATATTCCTTATCTGCAAAATCGCTAACAGGATATTGCATCTCAAATTCAATCTGTTCCATTCCGTCATCCATATTAAATGAAGCGAATTTCCTAATAACTCGTTCATCACCTGCAACCATGTGTAAGCGTTCAGTCCATGTTTCATTAAGATCGTTTTCGTCAAGAGAAAGTTCTTTCATATCTGAAATACGTCCTCTTGTTCGTGAAAAAATTGTTTCATATGGAAGCGTCATTGTGAGCCTCCTTTACTACATATTCAATTTTAAAAGTAACTCTGTTCCAAAAATAGAATCAAGCGTCTGAATTCTCTTAACAGAATCAAGTGTTCCGTCATCAACCATACTTGTTGCAATAGTTTTTAATGCTTCCTGTGCTCCAATTGGAAGAGAATAGATTGCTTTTTCCATTTGCGAAGGAGTCATCTTTAAAATATCTCTTAAATCATTTGTCGAGTGAAGAGTAGAATATAAATCATCAAGTTCTGGATGTAATGCGATAAAATCCGCATCCTGTACAACAAAACGAGGTCTTGTCACCCTTCCTTGCTGCATAATCCAAATCTCTAAATTCAATTTCCTGAACGTCATCAATATCTGCAAATGTATATAAAGTATCTGATTTAAGTCCAACATAAAATAATTCTCCTGCGGTAAGAGACACACATGGAATCATTTCTGTTGGCTCAAACTTCTTTTTTTCTGATTTCTTTTTAGCCACATCAGTATTAGTATTTTCTATTGCTTTTGTGGTGGTCTTTTTTGTATATGCCATTTATTTTTCCTTTCTATCCAATATAAAAAAGAGTGGCTAGATAAACTAACCACTCAACCTTATTTACTATTCAAGAGTCCACTGACCAAAGTACTGTGGTAATACTACCTCAACACCCATTTCTCTCTGAACTTCATATTTCTGGAAGTCATCAGCGTGTTCACCCTTCTGAGTACCAGACTCATGAATCTGAGTTTCACCCTTATCTGTAAACCACACGAACTGTTCCTGATTCTTTGCAAAGATAAGAAGTCTCTTATCGTCAATAAGTCTCTTTGTTACATCATTGAAAGCAAATCTCTGAGGAATCTCAATAAGTTCTGTTCCTTCGTATGTACCGAGGCGACCAGTCTTTGCAACATCCTCTTTCTGAGACAAACTTCTCCAATCAACTTCTGTAAGACCATTAAGTTTCTTCAATGCAGTCTTTGTACCCATAATAACAACTTCTGCACTATTAGCAGTTCCAACATCCTCAAGAAGTGTATCAAACTTGTCCTTAGTAGAAGCAGATAAAGCACCTGTTTTTACAAACTGAGAGTTGTTAGGTAACTTAGTTGCAGCACCATAAATTCCTGTATAGCAAAGTTCCTGAACTTTATATACAAACGCTTCTGCAATCTTATCTGTCAGCTCAGTAAAATCAATACGTCCAAGTAAAATAAGATCAATATCCTTACCAATCTTTACACCATACTTCTTAGTATGAATCTTGTGTGCTATACCTTCATTTAAGTACTGTAAAGTCAGATCATGGTGGTCACCACTAATTTCAGCAACAGCAAGCATAACCTTTTCTCTTGACCAAAACTCTTCCTCGTCGCCAAGTTTAACATTTCTCATATCTACAAAATCATTAAACCACTCAGATTCCTTGAATGCTGTATCTACCTTAAAATCAATATCAGACTCAAGTAACTCATATACTTCTGTGTGATGAAGCTCTAAGGCTCTTTCACGTCTCTTATTGGATCTAAGATCCTCTTCAGTAAGGTCGCATACCTCCATAATAATTTTACGGATTGCCTTATTTGCTTCATGTTTAGAAACCTTTCTCT